TGAACAATTTCAAGCCTTTGACTCCAAAGGTAATAGAATAACCAATAGAGAAATATTAGAAGCAATATCTTTCGAGAACTTCCCCGGATTTAAATCTGTATTTACATTAGAGTTAGATCTTGACAATACCAGGAAACCTGTTATAATGCAAGAACTAGACGTAAATATAAACATAGAATCGAGGTAGAAAGAATGGCATTTAACAAAACATTTAATCAAGAAGAAGTCGCAAGACTTAAAAAATTAATAACTGAGGGCGACCAAGTCCTATACGAAGTAGACGCATTAAATACAGGACTTCGTGAAACAGTTAAAGCAATAGCAGAAGAGATGGACCTTAAACCAGGTGTATTAATGAAGGCTGTAAAAGTTGCTCACAAAGCCAAATTCCAAGATGAGTTTGACAAGTTTGATGAACTTGAAACTATCTTAGAAACAGTAGGCAAAACACTATAAAACAATTGACAAGACAGTCATAATACTGTATAATAGTATTATGATTAAGGCAAGATATCTATGAGTTATGTAGACGCATTTTATGAATCCGGAAAAGACGTAGTTACAGTTGTAGAACGTGTGAATGGCGAACGTATAATTAAAGATCTAAAGCCTGAACATAATTTTTATTATGGTGATCCAAACGGCAAACATAAGAGTATCTTTGGTGATAATGTAACTGAAGTAAGATGCAATAGTCAAAAAGACTTTAAAAAGAATCTAGGTATATGTAAGCACAACGGCTTGTACGAAAGTGATATACGACCCGTACAGAAGGTCCTAGAGCGAGATTATTTAAACATAGACCCGCCTAAATTACAAACAGCATTTTTCGATATTGAGGTAGACTTTGATCCTACTAGGGGATATAGTAGTCCAGAAGACGCCTTCTCGCCTATTACGTCTATTGGAGTGTACTTACAATGGATGGATGCAATGATTTGTTTAGCAGTTCCGCCTAAGACATTGACCTGGGAACAAGCACATGAAGTAGCAGGTCCTCTATCAGAAGTTAAATTATTTAGAACAGAAAAAGAAATGCTTGATGTGTTTCTAAATGTAATTGAAGATGCAGATGTGTTAAGTGGTTGGAACAGTGAGTCGTATGATATACCCTATACTATTAATAGAATTATTAGAACTATGGGTAAGTCAGAAACAAGGCGTATGTGTTTACTTAAAAAACTCCCTAAGGAAAGGAAGTTTGTACAATACGGTAAAGAAACACAAAGTTTTGATCTAGTAGGCCGTGTACACTTAGACTATTTAGAACTATATAGAAAATACAACTACGAAGAAAGACATAGTTACAGATTAGATTATATTGGTGAGATGGAAGTAGGAGAAAAGAAAGTTGTATATGAAGGAAGTTTAGATAGACTTTATAATCATGACTTCCTAAAGTTTTTAGAATATAACATACAAGATGTTATGCTATTAGATAAGATGGATAAGAAGTTACAATTTATTGACTTAGCAAATATTATATCACATGAAAATACAGTACTACTTCCAGTGACAATGGGTGCTGTTGCAACTACTGAACAAGCAATTATTAACGAAGCACATAGACGTGGCATGGTTGTCCCTGATAAGATCAGAGGCGATCGAGAACGAGACACAGCGGCTGGCGCCTTTGTGGCATCTCCAAAGAAAGGATATCATGAATGGATAGGCAGTATGGATTTAAACAGTCTATACCCTAGTGTATTCCGTGCATTGAACATGGCACCAGAAACTATTGTTGGCCAGTTACGTTTAGATTACACAGATGAAGAGATTGCCAACGCACAGAAACTAGAGAAAAGAAGTTTTGCAGATGCCTGGCACGGTAAGTTTGCTACAAATGAGTTTGAGTTTGTAAACAATAAAGATGTAGATCATGTTATGGATTTAGATATGGAAGACGGCTCTACACATAAAGTCACAGGTGCTGATGTTTATAATCTAGTTTTTAACAGTGGGCAACCTTGGAACATAAGTGCTAATGGAACTTTGTTTAAAACAGATATACAAGGTGTTGTTCCTGGTCTATTAGAACGTTGGTATTCAGAAAGACAAGAGTTACAAGCAAAGAAAAAATCAGCAACAAATGATGCAGAGAAGGCCTTTTACGATAAAAGACAGTTAGTTAAAAAGATTATTCTTAATAGTTTATATGGTGCTATACTTAATCCAGGTTGTAGATTCTATGACAAACGTATAGGACAATCAACTACACTTACTGGTAGAAGTATTACAAAACATATGGCATGTGAAACAAATAGAATGCTTACAGGCGTATATGACTATGAAGGAGATTGCATAGTATATGGTGATACTGACTCTGTATATTTTAGTGCCGTCCCTGCCTTGCCAGAAGGTGAAGAACTGAATATGGATAGTGCTATTAAACTATATGACCATATATCAGATACTGTTAGTGATACTTTCCCACAGTATTTAAAAGATACATTTAATGTTCCAGAGACCTCAGGTGCTGTGATGATTGCAGGTAGAGAAGTAGTTGGCAAGTCTGGATTATTCCTAACAAAGAAAAGGTATGCTATACTTTGTTTAGACATAGAAGGATATCAGCCTGAAGGTGGAAAACTTAAAGCAATGGGTTTAGAAATTAAACGTTCTGATACGCCTGAATTTATACAAGACTTTTTAGAAGATATTTTATTTGATTGCTTAAACGGTAAGACTGAAGATGACGTCCTTACTAAAATTATGGACTTTAAAGAATATTTTAAAAATTTACCTGCTTGGGAGAAAGGTACTCCTAAGAGAGCAAATAATGTAACTATGTATACACAAAAGATGAATGCTCAGGCAAGAGTTGCTAGTAGTCATAGTCTACACAAGTTAGAAGCATTAGAAAACGAAGGTAAGAAGTCAATGATACCTGGACATGTTAGAGCTAGTGTAAACTGGAATAACTTAAAACAAGCAAATAGTGATGCATATAGTTTACCTGTAACTGATAGTATGAAAGTTATTGTATGCAAACTTAAAAACAATCCAATGGGTTACACTAGTGTGGCCTATCCAACAGATGAACTCAACCTTCCCAAGTGGTTTAAAGAGTTGCCTTTTGATGAGGAACTGATGGAAGAAACAATTTTAGATAAGAAGATAAAGAATGTGATCGGTCCTATGGGATTTGATTTAGATAAAACAACACAAAGTAAAACGTTATCTACGTTCTTTGAATTTTAATCTAAAAAAAAGGTGAAAAAGCAATTGACTTTTCTAAATAGTAATGTATAATAAATTATATCGCGGAGAATAATTATGGCAATAAAAGATGTATTTAAAGATGTTCTAAAACATACACATGGTTTAGGTATTTTTGAAATGGTAAAAATAACCGGAGAAGTTGATAAAACTATTGTTGAGACTGTTGACGCAGACAAAACAGTAATTTTTAAAGGTGAGACCTTACAACCTGTTCCAGACTTTGTAGACTCAACTGTTGGATTAAGCAGAATGGGTGTACTACAAGGATACTTACAGTATCCTGGCTTTGATGATGCAGATGCTACAGTTAATGTAGTAACACAAGAACGTAACGGTGACGAAGTTCCTGTTGAAGTCTCATTTAAAAGTAAAGAGGGTAATGATGCAAACTATAGATTTATGTTAGCAGATGTTATCAATCAACAATTAAAAAGTATTAAGTTTAAAGGTGCAGAGTTTGATGTAAACATTGTTCCAACTAAAAAGAATTTATCTGACTTATCATACTTTAATAGTGTATTAGGAACATATGAAGCAAACTTTAGTCCTAAAACAGATGGTACTGAATTATATTTCCACATAGGAGATGGTGTTAGTGATAGAACTAAGATTCTTATTAGTAATGACATTGATGGAAGTATTACTAAAGACTGGAGATGGCCTTTAGATATTGTACTTAAAATTTTAAGATTAAGTGATTCAAGCAATGTTGTGATGAGCATTAATGATGAAGGACTATTACAAATTATAGTTGATTCAGGTATCGCAAAATACACATACTTACTTCCAGCAAAGAGTTAAACTATGAACTTTGATAAGAAAATAGAGGACTACGCATTATACTTACCGGCTATTAGTGCCTTTTATACAAGGCAATTAGCAAAGTATGATGACGAAGTAGATACTATGAGATGCCCTGAAGGCTTTGAAAAAGGTCTACAAGGTCTTAATTTCTTAGACGAAGATGGGTATTATTACTATCCTTATGGGTTATATTCAGCCGGTCACGCCCAATTAGACTTAACTAAAACTGATATTCATGAGCGTATGATTCAGAAGCGTGATAGAACAAAAACTACTATATTAGGTGATTCAGGTGGCTTTCAGGTCGCTAAGGGTGTTATTAAACTAGACTGGGAAGATGCTATCAAGCCTGATAGTAAGGCCAGAGAAGCCCTGTGTGAGAAGATGTTACGTTGGATGGAGTATACAGCAGACTGGAGTATGACATTAGACTTTCCGGCATTTGCGGCCATACCTCCTTATAATAAAAAGACAGGACTCACTGATGTTAAAGAAACAATTGACATGAGTATGTATAACTTGGATTACTTTGTTAAGAACAGAGTGCCAGGTGCAACTAAGTTTTTAAATGTTCTTAGTGGAGCAGATGATGCCTCGGCACAAGAATGGTTTGACTTAGTTACTCCGTTTAGCGATCCTAAATTTGTTAAAGAACATTATGGTGATGAAGCAAGAACACTAGAAGGCTATGCAATGGCCGGTATCAACATTGGACAAATGGAACAACTACTTAAACGTTTGTTACAACTTCGCGAAAGAGGATTGTTAGAAGGTAAAGGTTGGATACATTGCCTTGGTACAGGTAAATTACATTGGGGTTGTTACTTAACAAGTATACAAAGACAATTAAGAAAGCATGATAGTCCTAACATACAAGTTAGTTATGATGCGGCGTCTCCTTTTGTTAATACAGCATACGGACAAACATATACATATAACTTCTTTGATAAGAAACGTTTTGGTTACTACATGGATAAGGCTATAGACAATAAGGATTTAAAAGGTTCAACCTTACCAATGCCCTTTAAAGGCCCTATTATGGATAGATTAAAAGTAGGTGATATATGTGTACAAGGACATGGTGATCTAAACAAAGCAGGTAAAGAATCAAGAACTAGTTGGGACACATTAAGTTATAGTTTATATATGGGTCATAGTGTACATAATCACATAGAAGCATTTATAGAAGCAAATAGACTTGCTGATGTTGAGAAACACAGAACATCATGTGATTGGAGAGAATATAGAACTGGTGAGAAAAAAGCATCTAGTACTAATGAAAGAAGCCCACATGTACCAGGTATTATATTAATGTTTGATCAATTTGTAGAAGAGTTATTAGATCCTGCAAATCCAAATCCTTATAAAATGCTAGATGATAATAAATTATTCTTAGATGAGATTACACAAAACGGCTGGCAAGCAGGTAAAAGTAATAACTTTGGTAGTTTCTTTGAGCAGGAAGAATACATAGAAGGCGACAGAGATGATGATATGAATCATGATATTATGACTGGAGACTTTGACGGTGAATAAAACTAAAAGATTCTTTATAGGTAACGAAGTAGAGAATACTGTAATGAAGGG